TTCACGTATCTGCGTGAAAGGTGAGCAAGACTCACCGTCAAATACGATCGTTCCGGCAGTGGAGCATACTGGACCAGTATCTGCCGCGAGAAGCTCCTCTTTTCTTTTATTCTTCCAAAAGAGGGCGAGGACGCACAGGGTGCGTTTTTCCTCCTTTGGTCTAGTTGGTTGAAGCCGAGCTAGGGCGGACTTGCGATCCGCACGGACTTCCTCCACAGCCTTCGTCTTCTTGCGAAGACGCTTCAGGTTCCGGGACTCCGCGAAAAGTCCCTTCCACGTCTGCGACTGCTTCAGCCTTGCCACTTCACGAGTGACTACCTCGAAACGCTCCTCGCGAGTAACAGAGAACCCCTCAGGCTCGGGTTCTGTCTCGAAGAGATTTCGGACGTCTGGCACGTTCGAATCCGGACCAGAGGTCAAAGCGCGACGGATGGACCCGTTCCGCAAAAGAGCACCAAGAAGGGGAGGTGACAAGCGTTTTCCTACTGTTTTTATTTTTTGTCGAGCCAGTCTCGACACGTTGGCGGATACTAACGAGCAGAACCCCCGCGAGGAGCAAGATGCTTCCCGGGCAAACCCCAAAACGTCACGGACCTCCGCATCCATCCACAACGCGGACACATTCGTTTTCTTTCTTAACCAAATTTCCCCCGACTCCAGCTCCTCGAAGGCAGTCGAGTTGATCTCAGCCCAACGGGGAGAGACCATGGTCTTTTCCCGATTGACGATCAAGCCAATCTCGCCACCATGTCTACACATGGCGGAGAACAGGTCCCCAGACGATGCTGAGCGGGTTAAGAGATCATCGCCGTTGATGAGACAGCGATGACTCGTCCATTCGTTGAACGAGATTTCACCTCTGACCAGAAGGTCTGTCAGAGCAAGGTCGATGAGGGTCTTGTTGGCCAGGCACAACAACGGGAAACTCATCGGGCTTCCCATTGGCTGACCGGAGACGCACTCCTGCCCGTCCAGCTGCAAACTGGAGAGTACGCGGAGCGAATCCACCTCATCGGCTGACAGACTTGCAGCCTTCTGGATCAGTACGGATACCATCTCCTTTAGGTATTCGATTTTTATGTTGTCGGTTGCGGACTCGTAATCCAAGGACAACCATTGTTTTCCGCGGCAACCTCCACGCAGATAGGAGAGCCGCTCATGGGTTGGCGAGCCCACAAGCAGCCAGTTCCTCCCCTTAATGAAGCTGTACAGGGAGTTGTGCAAGGGGGTAAGAGTCGCGACGTTGAAGCCACTGTAGAGTGACACCACGCGCGGCTTACCTGCCGAGAACACAAGCTCAGTCCGGCAACTCGGAGAGAAGCCTTCGTCAGCCCAGTTCCCAC